TGAAGACTTTTGGGATAAACGTGCTGAGGAATGGGCTACGACTCCAGACAATGCACAGACAATGCGCTGCGGTAACTGTGCTGCATTTATCCAGACTCCTGAGATGATGGACTGCATTATCAAGGGTATTCAGGGTGAAGAATCAGACGCTGAGACTTACGCTAACGAGGTGGTCGCAGAGTCAGAATTAGGCTACTGTGAGCTTTTCGAGTTCAAGTGTGCTGCTGATCGTACTTGTTCTGCGTGGTTAACTGGAGGGCCTGTGACCAAGGCTATGACTGAGAAGCAAAAGACCATGCTTAAAATGGCAAAGATGGAATATGACCAAGAAGAAGACGAGGATGAATAATGGCAGCGGCTTGGACTAAGAAGGCTGGCAAGAATGCCAAGGGCGGTCTTAATGAGAAAGGCCGTAAGTCTTACGAGGCTGAGAATCCCGGCTCTGACCTAAAGGCTCCAGTCAAGTCAGGAGACAATCCTAGAAGGGCTAGTTTCCTAGCTCGTATGGGCAATATGCCCGGTGCGGAGTATAAAAATGGTGAACCTACGCGCCTACTGCTATCCCTGAAGGCATGGGGTGCTAGCAGTAAGGCAGATGCTAAGAAGAAAGCAGCAGCTATTTCCGCTAGAAATAAGAAAAAGTAATGAAGCATACCTACGGGGTTAAGAACATTCACGTTAGGGAGTGGGGAGAAGGCACTGATGTATTAATCGGTGCTTTTTGTTCTATTGCGGACAATGTTGAGATATTCCTTGGCGGTAATCATAGAACAGACTGGGTAACTACTTATCCGTTTGGTCACATCAATAAAGAGGCATTCCCTTGGCATGGCAGAGGACATCCAGCGACTAAGGGCAATGTGGTTATTGGGAACGATGTCTGGATAGGATCAGGCGTTACGATATTCTCAGGCGTTACTATTGGGGATGGTGCTGTTATATCAGCTAAGTCTGTTGTGGTTAAGGATGTGCCTCCATACTCGATTGTTGGTGGGAATCCTGCCAAAGTAGTGAAGTTGCGGTTTACTGAAGACCAGATAAACAGGCTTTTAAAAAACCCTTGGTGGGATCTACCTGAGAGCCGTATCAATGAGTTACTCCCATTGTTGTGTTCAAGTAACGTAGAGGATTTAATTGCAGCCATTAACGCTTAATTTAGGCTCCGGTAAAGACTGGAGAGAGGATTGTCTAAACTCAGACATACAGGCTAGGGTTAAACCTGACTGGGTATGCGACATATCTAAGGTTCAATGGGGTGAGCTAGTAGATACCCGGTTCGGACAGATCAAGATTAAGCCTGAGATGTTTGAAAAAATCGTCGCAAATGACGTTTTAGAGCATATTCCTGATTTAATTAGTGCCATGAGGAACTGCCGAGACTTACTTAAAGTCGGTGGTGAGTTCGTTATATCTGTACCTTATGAGCTAAGTCTAGGTGCATGGCAAGATCCTACGCACGTACGTGCTTTTAATGAGAATAGCTGGCTGTACTATACCGAGTGGTGCTGGTATTTAGGCTGGGAGTCTGGCTTTAGGTTGGCAGAGCTTCAGTTTAAGCTGTCTGAATTAGGCTCAGAAATGTCTAAGACAGCCGTTTCTGATGAGGAAATCCTAAGAACTCCACGAGCTGTAGACTCAATGAAGGTGACATTGTGCAAGCTATAGTTATCTGTACGGTAAAGAATCCCGGCGTAACGATATTGCTTGAAAGCATTAGAGTTTATGCGCCTACGATGCCGGTATACCTATTTGGTAACAGCTTAGATCTTTGGCACAAGGCTAAGAGTATCTTGCCTAACTTGGTCTGGAGGCCGAATCAGGCTGATAACTTTGGCGATGCTTACAATACGGCAATAGATTATGCCTTTGAGCATGGGCGTTATAAATCAGTAATTGTGTCTAACGATGACGTTGTTATAACACCTAGTGCCATAGATGTAATGAAGAATGATTCGGAAATTCTGGAATCAAACGGCGTAAATGTCGGATTCTTGGGTGCTAGATCGGACTATGTGTTACCAGACCAGAACATTAGATTCCCTGTAGAGGAAGATGAACGAGTCGGATTAAAGTGGGAAAGCGAGTTCTACATTAAGCCCACAGGAGTCATAGCACCAATATTTGCTACCATTAGCAAGAAGGCATGGGATGTAGCTAAGTTCCCTAGCACGAATTGGTATTCCGATAATATAATATGCCATGACCTGCAAAAAGCAGGATTTGAGCATTTCGTATCAAGGGCTTATGTTCATCACGCAGGAAGCCAGACAGTAGGAACAGACTTTGAGAAATGCCATGAGGAACCACGAGAGTGGATAAAGGCTAACAGACCGGACGTATACGAGGTATTTTATGGCTGACATAAGACCAACACCAGTTTCAAATTACCCGGCTTATTATGGGGCTGGATTGCTTAGTGGTCTTAATGAGGCCGTAAGTAAGCCGTTTGGCTATGAGAATGATCCTGTCCGAGCATTGACTAACTTGCTTGGAATTCCCTCCTTTGTAAAGACGCTAGAAAATACTGCTTACGGTATGCCAAACACCCGTGGCGCTGGTATGGCTACGCAATTACGTCCAGAAGCTAAAGAAACAGTGGGTGCTCTTTTGCCAATGGCTCCCGGCGCTGCAAGACTTGCGGCTCGTGGCGCTGTTGCTGGCGGTAAATATATTGCTCCTCAAGTTGGCGGTTTGCTTGATGATTATGCTGCAAAAACAGGTTTGCAGATGTATGTATATAGGCCGACAAGCCCATCTAATCCAGATCCGTTAGTAGGAACTCAATTTAAACGCGAAGATATTGGTGGATTAGTTAATAAAACAATTAACGACTTATCAAACAAACAAGGTGCAAGTCTTTTATTTATGCCTTGGGATAATTCAAGTAGAAATATGAAAATTACTCAGGTGTCTGGAGTAGATATTCCGCACGTTATTACTCATGGAGGCCAAAATTATATTTTAGATACTGAACATATTAAAAAGGGTATTGGTGGAGCTTCTGGGAAAACTGTTGCAGAAAAAATTGTTACAAGAGATGCTATTGCTAGAAAAGAAAATTTAAAGGCTGGTGGAACTGGTGAGGTAATTTCAACTCCAATAACAATGGCACAATATTCAGAAAATTATTCTGTACAGCCAACGCAAGTTTTATTAGGTTTAATTGATAGGAATCCGAATAGCCCACAAATTATTCCTAAACTTAATGAAAGAATACAAAATACTCCTAAATTTGTTGGTACAGGAGAAAAACGGCGAGTAACGTATCCATTTAAAGATTTTGCTGGAGTAGAAACAGAATTAGGAAGATTGCAATTATTTCAGAATAGTGCGGCTGGGGGAGATTTGAGAAAAGCATTTGTTGCTAATGCTTATGGTAAAAGTAGGAAAAAAGGTGATATAAATTTTCAAAAAGAATTTGGATTTAATGCAGAAGATATAGAAAATGCAATTGGTGATCCTGCTTTGGCTGGACTGCCAAGGGGTTATGGTGGTAATGCATTCGTATCTTCAGGTAAAGAAGGAATAATTTTAAAACCTTCTAAAAATGCAACATATAATACAGATCTTACCAATATGGAATATTTGGGTGGATTAGGATATAGCGCACCTGTTGAAATATTTATGGGGCCACAATATACAAAATTAGCAGCAGAGCAAATGGGTAAAGTTGGCGATTTGAGATCGCATACGATTGGCGCTATTGAAAAACGAAAAGCAGGGGTATCAACAATGATTGATGATGCAATGCTAAGAAGACTTGAAGATTATAAGAAAGGCTTACTCGATTAAGTTATTAGCATCATCAATATGAATTTGTAATAACATTTTGACATGTTCTAAAAAGTTAATAAAGTCATCTTGATTAGATTTTAAAAGCTCATCATCTAAAGTAAATGTAATACCTTGTGTTGGCGTTGATTCGATAGTGATTTTCATAGTTCCTCCAAGTGAAATATTATTATACATGAGTATTAATTGTACGCAACAAGCTTAGTAAGCATGACATCCAAAGGATAATGCAATTATGGAAACATCAGAAGTTAAAGAAACTCAAAGTAACTGGAAAGTAGGAGACGGTACTGCTGGGCCGGGTAGACCTAAAGGATCAGCTAATAAGTCCACTACTATCGTAAGAGAGGCTATAGCTAACCTACTAGAGCGCAATGCTCCTAACATGGATAGATGGCTTAATGAGGTGGCTGATAAAGATCCTCATAAGGCATTGGACATTATCCAGAAGCTCTCTGAGTACCATATCCCTAAGCTGGCTAGGACTGAGGTCACAGGACTTGATGGCGCTCCTCAGCAGCACGTGGTTACATGGCAGAAGTAATGCAATTTGACGATCTTGAGAACTTCAAGAACTGGTGGCTAGGCTCAAGACCTATTAACACACCAGACTTAAATGCCTTGACCTATGTTGCTGAGACGCATGGAGTTGTCTTATATAGGCAAGACTGCTATCAAGTTGAGATGTTTCTGGTAAAGCCTAACTCAGAGATAGATCCTCACATCCACCCTAATGTTGATTCTTTTGAGGTCTACATTGGCGGTGACATTAACTTTATGTGCAATGGTGAGTGGTTTGACCAGAATCTCATAGGCAATTCTATTCGCGTTTATCCTAATAGCTGGCATGGCGGTAAGTTTGGTGAACGTGGCGGATGTTTCTTATCGATACAAAAGTGGCTCAATAATGTAGAGCCTAAGTTTGTTGGGGATGACTGGGTAGATACTAAGAATACTGGTTCTTACAAAGAAAACAGGGAGTCATAGCCTGATGGCAGAGGTAATCGAGATTGCTTACAGGCCAAGGGATCAGCAGCTAAAGATCCATGAGGCAGTAGATAACCACAGGTTTACGGTTGTAGTTGCTCATCGTCGTATGGGCAAAACTGTATCTGCCATTAACCATCTCATAAAGGCCGCCATTGAGTGCAAGAAACCAAACCCACGATTTGCCTATATTGCTCCTACTTACGCTCAATCTAAGCGTGTCGCTTGGGACTATCTGCTGGAGTTCACTCGTCCTTTGGGAGCTACTGCAAACATCTCTGAGCTACGGGTTGACTTCTGGGGAAGAAGGATTAGTCTTTATGGTTCTGATAACGCTGATAGCTTGCGTGGTCAATACTTTGATGGTGTTGTACTGGATGAGATCGGAGATCAAAACCCTAAGATCTGGAACGAGGTCATCAGGCCAGCGTTAGCAGACCGCAATACTGACGATGCTCCTACGTGGTGTCTCTTTATTGGTACGCCTAAAGGTAAGAACCACTTTGCTGACTTTAGGGATCGCGCACAGACAGCGGAAGGATGGGCATTACTTGAGTTCAGAGCCAGCGAGACAGGGATTCTTCAGGAAAAAGAACTCTGGGATGCCCGTAAAGAAATGGGCGAAGACAAGTACCAGCAAGAGTTTGAGTGTTCCTTTAACGCAGCGGTTGAGGGTAGTTACTATGGTCAGATTATTAACGATCTCGAAGCCAAGTCTAGGATCACGACTATTGACCGGGATGACCTTTGCAGGTCTTTTGTTGCTTGGGATCTTGGTATGGGTGACTCTACTTGTCTATGGGTGGCTCAGTTGGCTGGCAAAGAAGTGCGGCTTATCGACTGCATCGAGAATCACGGAGTCGGTTTGGACTGGTATGTATCGTGGCTCAGGGAAAACAAGTACGAAGGCTTTGCACAGATACTCCCGCACGATGTGGAGGTAAGGGAGCTAGGCACTGGCAAGAGCCGTAAAGAGGTTCTTAACGAATCTGGCTTAGAGATTACGGTTGCGCCTAGATTGTCTGTAGCTGACGGCATTCAGGCTGTCAGACGCTTGCTCCCACGTTGCTGGTTTGACCACAAGACTAAGCCGGGACTAGACGCTATACGCAACTATCGTAGGGAATATAACGAGAAGCAGCAGGTCTTCTACGATAAGCCGTTGCACGACTGGTCTAGCCACTATTCAGATGCCTTCAGATACCTTGCAATAGGGCTTGACGAGAGCGACAGTTCGTGGTCTTCAGACTTGCCTATTAACGCAAAATGGGTTGTATAATAAGCAAAATTCCTGTAAGGGCTTGCTATGAAGATGGATGAAGGCCAGATCAAGAGTATCGTCGAATCTGAGATTGATGACTCTATCGGATACATTGAGACAGAGACCGTTGAGGAGCGTCGTAAGGCGCTAGATTACTATCTCCGCAATCCGTATGGTAACGAGGTAGAAGGTCGCAGCCAGATCGTCACTGGCGAGGTAGCTGAGGCTATCGATGGTGCATTGCCACAACTTATCCGCGTCTTTACGACAACAGAGGATATTGTCTACTTTGAGCCTAAGACTGCTGAAGATGAGGAGTCTGCTAAACAGGCTACTGACTACTGCAATTGGGTGTTCTACCGTGAGAACGAAGGTCTATTGATCCTGCATAACTGGTTTAAGGATGCCCTGCTTGAAAAGGTTGGTGTCGTTAAGTCGTATTGGGATGCTAAAGAAGATGTTATTAAAGAGAAATACCAGAGCCTGACTGAAGATGAGCTGGTCATGTTGCTGTCTGACGAGTCTCTTACCGTCGTAAGCCAGAAGGTTGAGATGGTTCCTGCTGGCGTAGATATGATGGGTATGCCGATAATGGCTCCATCGTATGACGTTACGGTCAAGCGGACAAACAAGAGTGGTTCTGTAAAGATTGAGAACGTACCTCCGGAGGAGTTCCTGATTTCCAAGGCGGCTAGGACAATCGAGGACTCCCCTTTTGTAGCTCATCGCAAGCTCATGCAGCGGTCAGAATTGATTGCAATGGGCTACGATAAAGACATCGTAAATGAGCTACCTTCTTATGACGATCTAAGTTTCTCTGCCGAGCGTGTTGCTCGTTTTGATAACGGAGAACAGCCAGATCAGACTCAGTCCCTTGACCATTCTATGCAGACGGTTGAGGTATACGAGTGCTATATACGCATTGACGAGAACGATGACGGTATCGCTGAGTTGCGTAGGATTGTCTATTGCGGATCGGAAATACTAGAAGATGAAGACTGCGACTATGTTCCATTCCATAGCATCTGCCCTATCCCGATTCCGCACAAGTTCTTCGGTCAGTCTCTGGCAGATAGGACTATGGACATCCAGCTTATCAAGTCCACTATTACTCGTCAGTCTCTCGATAATCTCTACCTAACGAATAACAATCGGGTTGGCGCTGTAGATGGTCAGGTGAACTTGGATGACCTGCTTAACGCTACTCCCGGCGGTATTGTCCGCTTGAAGAATCCTAACGCTCTGGTTCCATTGCAGGTTCAGTCTACCTTTGGTCAGGCTATGCCAATGCTGGAGTACATGGATGCGGTACAGGCCAAGCGTACTGGTGTTAGCGACGCACAACAAGGTCTTGATCCAGACATTCTGTCTAACGTAACAGCGGCTGCGGTTGCTGCAATGATGAAGTCTAACTCTGGCAAGCTGGAGTTGATTGCCCGTATCTTTGCTGAGACAGGCGTTAAGAGTCTGTTTAGAGGCATTCTGCATCTGTTGGGCAAGTATCAGGATAAGCCTAAGATCGTCCGTATGCGTGGCAAGTACGTACAGTTTGATCCTCGCACATGGGCTAATGAATACGATGTATCCGTTAATGTTGGTCTGGGTTCAGGTGACCGGGATCAGAAGCTAACGATGCTTCAGATGGTTCTTGCCAAGCAGGAGCAGATTATTCAGGCTTATGGCCCATCTAATCCGCTTGTTTCTGTTGGTCAATACCGTAACACGTTAGCAAAGTTCATCGAGGCTGCTGGTTTCAAGGATGCTAATGCTTTCATGAACGAGATTACGCCTGAGATGGATGCTCAGTTATCGCAGCCACAGCCAACTGCGCCAGATGCACAGGCAGAAGTGGCGCAGTTATTGGCGCAGGTAGAGCGTGAGAAGACACAGGCTAAGGCGCAGATTGATGCTGCTAAGTTGGATCTGGAGCGTCAGAACCTAGAGGCTGAATATACTCGTAAGGGTATAGAGATGCAGATGAAGAACCAGAAGGATCAGGCTGACATTCGCATTAAAGAGGCGCAGTTAGCAGTCCAGCAATTGCAAGCGGTATTGGCAATGGATCTGGCTGATGAAGATAGCCGTAACCGTCAGGCTGAGATTGTCTTGAAGGCTATTAAAGAGCTAGGGAGTCTGACAGGTGGATAAGGCACAGTGGGCACTTAACCTACTTAGAGAGCCAATGTTCCAAGAGATGATGGAGAATCTTAGAGGAACTGAGCTTAATAAAATCGTAAGTAGTAACTATGGGGAGATAGAGATCCGTGAAGAAGCTTACGCACGTATTAGAGTATTGGAATCAATTGAAGCTCACATTGAAAGCATGGCTGCTCAAAAGATGATGGACGAAAAAAGGATTAAGATTTTGTAACCCGAATCGGGCGGTTCCCGATATAATTTAGGAAACAACATACATGAGCGATACTCCAAACACGACTCCTGAGGGAAGTGGAGAGTTGACGGTAGAAGGTGCAGCTAACGCTTTCTTGAGCATGATGAACCGAGAAGATGGCTCCGAACAGGAACAACCAGAATCCGCTTCAGAAGCTAACGAAAGCGAGGCCGAATCTGAGGAGTCTTATGACGAGTCAGAGGTAGAACAAGAAGATGACGATGTTGAGCAAGAGGAACCTCAGAAGTATCGTGTCAAAGCCGCTGGCGAAGACAAAGAGGTAACCCTTGATGAGCTTATCAAGTCTTATCAACTTGGCACGGATTACACCAAGAAATCGCAAGCCGTAGCTGAGGAACGCAAGGCGGTTGAGGCCGAACGTCATGCAGTTCAAGAAGCCAAGGCATTGCGCGATCAATACGCGCAGCAGTTGGGGATCATCGAGCAGATGTTGAACCAGCCGCAACAAGCAGAGGATTTGGATTACCTGAAAGAGACTGACCCTATCGGTTATGCCGTAAAGGTCGCAGAATTGTCTCAGAAGGAAAAGCAGTTAGCACAGGTTCGCGCTCAACGAGAGATGATCTCTCAGCAGCAAGAATACGACAGGCAGCAACAGATGAAGCAAATGATAGCCGCTGAATCTGAGAAGCTAGTTGCTGTGTTACCTGAGTTTGCTGATCCGTCTAAGGGCGAAGTAATCCGTAAGGACATTCGCACATACGGTAAGCAGATGGGATTCTCTGATGAAGAACTGGCTAACGTATTTGATTCACGAGCCGTTCTGACGTTATACAAGGCGATGCAGTACGACAAGTTACAGTCTGCAAAGCCGGGGATTACTAAGAAGGTTGCAGAAGCTCCGAAGGCTATCAAGCCGGGAGTATCTAAGCCGAAAGATAGTAATTCTGAGGAAATTAGGAAACTTAAGTCACGGGCTAAATCCAGTGGAAGTATTAGGGATGCGGCTAATGTGTTTGAACGCTTTTTATAAAGGATTGAATCATGGCAATTTATAACGCCTACGACGCAATCGGTCAGCGCGAAGATTTGACCGACGTAATCTATGACATCTCGCCTACCGAGACTCCATTCATGTCTTCGATTGGCAAGACCAAAGCTACGGCTGTTTACCACGAGTGGCAGACCGACAGCCTTGCAGCCGCTACTACCAATAACGCTGCTGTTGAAGGTGCTGACGCTTCGGACGCAACCCTGTCACCTACTACCCGTCTTGGTAACTACACCCAGATCCTGCAAAAGACTATCAAAGTCTCTGGCACTCTGGACGCAGTGAACAAAGCTGGTCGTAAGTCGGAAAAGGCTTACCAGTTGGCTAAGGCTTCGCAAGAACTGAAGCGCGATCTGGAAACCATCCTGCTGTCGAATCAAGGTCGTTCGGTTGGTTCGAGCAACTCGTCGGCTCGTAAGATGGGTTCGCTGTTGTCTTGGATCAAGACTAACTCGTCTGTTCAGACTAACGGTGGCGATCCTACGACTATCGGTGTTTCGACTCGTACTGACGGCAATACCCGTACCTTTACCGAAGCCCTGCTGAAAGAAGTCGTGGCTGAAGTGTTTACTTCGGGTGGTTCGCCTAAGGTTCTGATGGTTGGCCCATCTGGTAAGCAGAAGGTTTCTAGCTTCACTGGTATCGGCGAGACTCGTTTCAACGTTACAGGTGCAAAGCCTTCGACAATCATTGGCGCTGCTGACATCTACGTGTCTGACTTCGGCAATATGTCGGTTGTTCCTAACCGCTTTATGCGTACCCGCGATGCTCTGATCCTTGATCCTGAGTACGCTGCTCTGGCCTATTTGCGTCCTTTCCAGACTATCGAACTGGCGAAAGCTGGCGATGCTGACAAGACTCAGGTTCTGGTCGAAGTTACGCTGGAAGTTAAGAACGAAGCCGCACACGGTATCGTTGCTGACTTGAATATGTCGCTGTAAAGAACTAGCCCCTGACCTTAGGGTTGGGGGCTTTTCTATGAGGATTTATGGACTATAGACAACAGGTTGTACATGCGGACGGTGATGGCGGTATTATCATCGAGACTAAACAGGATGTTACTGAGATACTTGAGAGTAACAAGCAACTTCTGGAGGCAGACAAGCAAAGAACCGGAAATCTTAATGAATTGCACCATATAGCTCGTATTCCTTTTACGGTCATTGATGACTTGAATAAGAAGGGGATAATGAAGGGCTTTGCAATAGTAGATGATGCGGCTTTTGCGAGTTGGCTTAATAGTTCCGATAATGCACAATGGAAAGTCTATAGGGGGACAGTATGATCGTAGGTGCTTGCGTACCAGCTAGGGATGAAGTTCACACATCGTTTGCTTTTGACTTTGCCAAGATGGTGGGCAGAGATTCAAGGCATCGATGCTCTAAAGAAGGTAATGGTCTAAAGCTCTATACGATGGCAGGAACGCTGATATTCGATCAGAGAGAGAAGCTAGTAGATGCTGCTCTGGCTGAAGGATGCGATGCGATTCTGTTTATTGACTCTGATATGCGGTTTCCGTCTGACACTATTGATATTTTGTTAAGCCGTGATGTGCCGATTGTTGGAGTTAATGCAGTAACAAGACGTAAGCCGACACTACCGACTGCGTTGAATCTAAAGATCGAGAAGGATGAGAATGGAAAGATTACTCGTCATGCTTGGCATAAGATAGATTCGATGGATAAAGAGGGCATAGAGCCTGTTACAGCGGTTGGTTTTGGTGTTGTGATGATCCGTAAGGAAGTCTTTGAGAAGGTTCCTAAGCCTTGGTTTGATGTGGGTTGGGGATCTAAGGGCATCATTGGCGAGGATGTGCATTTCTGCATCAAAGCCTTGGATGCTGGCATTCAGACTTACGTAGATCATAGTTTATCTAAGCATATTGGTCACATTGGTACGTATGAGTATCGATGGGATGACGTAGAGGATGGCGCTATAGAGGCGCACAATAAAGGAAAATAGTCATGGATTTTGATAGCTACAGCGGATTAAAAGACACGATAGCCGATTATCTGGCACGTAGCGATCTCAATTCTAGTATTCCTACATTCATTCGTCTGGCTGAGGTGCGTTTACGTCGAGATCTGAGAATCCGTCAGATGTTGGTTGTTGCTACGGCTAATACGACTGGTGGCACATCTACGGTTGGTCTGCCTACAGACTTCTTAGAGATGCGGGATATTCATTTAAACACGAATCCTATTGCTTCTCTGTCTTACGAGGCTCCTAACGCCTTCTACGCTAACACTAGATCTACTCAATCTGGTCTGCCTACTACCTACACGGTATTGGCTTCAGAGCTGCAATTCTCACCTATTCCAGATGGTGCATACACGGCTCAGATGCTGTATTACGCCAAGCCTACGCTATTAAGTGACAGCAATCCTAGTAACGTATTCTTGGCTAACTGCCCTGATGCGCTGCTGTATGCTGCTTTGGGTGAGGCTGAACCGTATCTAATGAATGACGCTAGGCTTCAGGTTTGGGCATCTCTTTATGATCGTGCTATAGCGTCTATTTCTACATCTGACCAGTCAAGTGAGTACAGCGGTCAGCCTATGTCTATGTCTTATAACGTGAGGTAAATCATGGCAGAAATGTCAAACTATCTTGAGGATGCGTTGATTAACGCTACTCTCCGTAACACCAGCTACACAAGCCCTGCGACTGTTTACGTTGGTCTTTATACATCTGATCCTACTGATGCTAATACTGGTACAGAAGTCTCTGGTGGTTCTTATGCTCGTACTGCTGTTACTTTTGGCGCTCCCAGTAATGGCGTTAGTACCAACAGTGCTTCGGTTGAGTTCCCAGAAGCCACAGGATCATGGGGAACCGTAGGCTGGATTGGTATTCTGGATGCTGCTACTAGCGGTAATCTGCTGTATCACACGCCATTGGATACATCTAAGGCTATTTCTTCTGGTGATATTTTCCGCATTACTTCAGGCAATCTTTCTGTCACGTTGGCATAATGAAAATAGATTTCTCTTTTGATACTCAGTATGGAAAGTTCTGTGATGCACTGCATTTACCAGAGGATCATACGTTTACTGAGTCTGAAATTGATGCGATGAAACAGCAGCGGTTAGATAACTGGATAGCCGTTATCACTGCACCATCAGAGGAATGATAAATGGCGGATCGTTATTGGGTTCTAGGCACTGGGTCATGGAATAGCACCAATACTGTTAACTGGTCAGCGACTAGCGGAGGTCTTGGCGGCGCTTCTGTTCCTACGGCTGCTGATAACGTATTCTTTGATGCTAACTCAAACGTAGCTACTGGTGCGTTTACGGTCACAATGGCAGACTCGCCAAGGGTTTGTAACGACATCACAATTAGCGGTCTTGATGGCACAATGACACTAGCTGGTACAAGCATTGGCTTGACTGTTAGCGGTTCTTTATCTTTCCCTGCGACTAATCTCACACGTACCTATACAGGCACTACGACATTTAACGCTACAACCACAGGCAAAACAATTACGACTAACGGAGTTGCTTTTGGTGGGGCAGTTACGTTTGACGGCGTTGGTGGCGCGTGGACGTTAGGCTCTGCGTTTAGCTTAGGCGGGTCTTTGCTTACTGTAATAAACGGCACGTTTGATACTTCAGTAAGTAATTATGCGGTTACTCTTGGTGCATTTAATTCGTCAAACTCAAGTACAAGAACAATTAATCTTAATGGATCAACTCTTACATTAAGCGGTAGTTGGACTATGACAAATAGCACTAACGCAACATTAAATGCTGGTACTTCACAAATAACCCTTAGCGCAATTGCTGTTACTTTTGCAGGTGGTGGTCTTACTTATAATAATATATCTTTTACAAGTCCAACTCCAACAACTACAACAAAATCAATAACAGGCGCGAATACATTTAATAATGTTACATTTACAGCTCCTAGTTCTAGTGGTGGTTCAAATAACATCTCCATAGGAGCGAATCAGACAATTAACGGAACATTGACAGTTCCGGGTACTAACGGTGATCGAAGACTATTTGTTCGTTCAGACACAATCGGTACATCACGCACATTAACTTGCGCGGCAGAATCTTTAACAGATGTTGATTTTAGGGATATTGTTGTTGCAGGTGCAGGAAGTCCATTCACAGGAACTAGACTTGGGGATTGCGGTGGCAATACCAACATTACCTTTGATGCTGGTGTTGATAAGTATTGGAACTTGGCGGCAGGTGGCAACTGGAATGCTACGGCTTGGGCATTAAGCTCAGGTGGTTCTGTTGCTGCTGCAAATTTTCCGTTAGCTCAAGATACGGTAATTATTGAAAATACTGGGTTAAATACGTCAGCTACCATTACTATAAATATAGCTTACAACATTGGTACGCTTAACACATCAACCCGTACTAATGCAATGACGCTTGCATCGGGAACTATAAACCCAATATTTTACGGAAACTTTACTTACGGATCAGGCGTAACGCCTACTGGGACTGGTACGTATACGTTTTCTAATAGGTCAACGAAGACGCTTAATTCTGGCGGTAAAACATTTCCTCAAATAATAAATATAAATGCTCCCAGTGGTGGTATACAACTGCTCACTAACAATTTAAGCGTTTCAACCTCTGCAACTTTAACTCAAGGAACCTTAAATCTAAACGGACTGTCTTTTACCGTACCATCTTTAGCAACAGCTACAGGCACTAAAAACATTACGTTTAACGGTGGGACTTTAACGATATCAAGTTCCGGCGCGACAGCATTTAATAACGCAGCGCCTACCGGATTTACCACAACCGCAGGAACTGGAACTGGCACAATTAGCATGACATCTGCTAGTGCCAAGACATTTGTTGGCGGTGGATCAGTCTACAACTGCACATTGAATCAAGGTGGTGCGGGTACGCTGACAATTACTGGCGCAAATACGTTTAACGACATTACTGAAACAGTGCCGACAGCTAATCAGATCACATTCCCTGCTAGCACTACAACAACGGTAAATAACTTTACCTTGTCAGGGACTGCTGGCAACTTAGTTTCAATCCGTAGTTCAACACCGGGAACTCGATTTACGTTATCCAAGTCATCGGGGGCGGTATCAGTTAGTTATGTTGATATTCAAGACAGCAATGCTACTGGCGGTGCTACTTGGCAAGCTACCACAACTAACGGAAACGTAGACTCCGGTAATAACCTTGGCTGGTCTTTTATTTCTGGTACTTACGTTGATGCTAGTGCTGCTGTAATTGCATTAGCAGATGTATCTTGTCTTGCCTCAAGGGTAAGGTTATTTCAAGGTAGCGTAAATGCTAGTGCAACGGTTACGGCTGTCGCAACTCGATTGTTAATGGGTCAGGGTAGTATTAACTGCGATGCAACGGTTACGGCAACAGGGATACGTATAAGGGTTGGTTCTGGCAGTGTTACTGGCTCTGCTGTAGTAACTGCTGCACCTAACTTTACTGCATCGGGTAATGCTGCTATTGCTGCTAATGCGGCTGTTTCTGCTTATGCGAATGCTACATTTGATAGTGCGCCTATAATTACAGGCAATGCAACAATCTCTGCTGATGGTCAAATTATTGGCGAGGAGTGGGGTGATTCTTCTGTCGTAACGTCAACGTGGGATGATATTTCTCCTTCTGCTGATACATGGCAACCAGCATCACAATCTTCTAATACTTGGTTGAGGCAGTAATGCAAAAGATTCTGTTTGGTGAGTGGTTGCCAGATCAACCCGGCGTAACAGGTGCAGTAACAGATGCAAAGAACTGTTACCCAGTAGCTAATGGATATGCCCCAGTTAAAGGCGAGGCTGATTACTCTGACGCTGCTGGTGCTGATCTAATCATTACCTTTGCTGGTAAGTTTGACAGCGTTAGTACATTGTTTGCAGCTAGCACAACCCAGATTTACAAGTTTGATAGCTCTGATGCTAGCTTGGATGCTGCTACGACTACGGGTTACACAGCGGTTGAGGGATGGGATGTAACTCAGTTTGGCGCAAAGATGATTCTGGCTAATGGTCAGGACAAGTTGCAAGCATGGACACTTAATTCGTCCACGAACTTTGCTGACCTAGCTGCTGCTGCTCCTACTGCCAAGTATGTAACCGTTGTGCGTGACTTTGTGGTTGCTGCTAACGACGGAACTGATACTAGCAAGGTCTACTGGTCAGACATAAATGACGAGACAGATTGGACACCGGGTTCTGCATCTCAGTCTGATACACAGATTCTTCCTGACGGTGGTGACATTACTGGTATAGCTGGTGGTGAGTATGGTCTGATCTTCTTGGAACGTGCTATCTACCGGATGACCTATACAGGCTCACCGTTCTTCTTCCAGTTTGACGCTATCTCACGGTCTTTGGGCTGTATTTCTAACGGATCTATTGCTCAGTACGGCAACCTAACGTATTTCCTTGCTGATGATGGCTTTTATGTCTGTGATGGTCAGTCAACGAAGAACATAGGTAGCGAAAAGGTAAACCGTTGGTTCTTTGACAATGCTATTCCGGGTGAGATATTTACTGGGATGAGTGCTACGGTTAATCCTGTTACCAAGTTAATAATATGGAAGTTTAATAATACATTTGGCGGTAATAGTATGCTGATGTATTCGATTGACCTTAACAAATGGTCATACGCAGATACTACAGCAACGTCAATTGCTTATGTATTAACGCCTTCAGCTACGTTAGAGCAGGTAGATAACTACAACGCAAGCATTGATGCGCTTGATATTCCATTGGATTCACGGGTATTTGCTGGTGGACAACTACTATTTGCTGGTGTTAGCGGTCAGAAGATCATTACTTTTTCAGGCCAACCTAAGACTGCGAACATATCAACGGGTGATATTGATGTAGGTAGGTCTACGGTCATGCTGGCAAAGCCTATTGTGGACAATGGTAGCGGTTCTATCGCTGTTTCTAGCCGGGATAATCTTGCTGAACAAGTGGAATTTGGCTCAAATGTGTCTCCAGATGCAGAAAACCGTGTGAGCTTGAGGTCTAACGGTGAATATCATCGACTAAGACTGACTCCTACTGGATCTAGCTGGAAAACTGCTGTTGGCTTAGAGTTTGACGTTGTTAAACAGGGTAACCGATGACTCAGTTTCGTACATTACCGCCATTTGGAGGAGATCCTCGTCAGGTTTCTGAAGTTGTTCGTGGGGTTATGGACGGGAAGACCAATAATACGGGTCGGATTACGTTAGCCACAGGGAATGCCACGACAACTACCCTTTATGACGAGCGTATAGGCTTTGACAGCCTGATATTCTTGGTTCCAGTATCTAATGCTGCTGAGGCCGATTCAGCGCCTTACGGAGCGTTTCAGGACACCACAGACCAGACTGCTGCTAGCACAACCGCAGCCTATGCTGTTGCATTAAATACAACAGATTACTCTAACGGTATTTATGTTTCCAATACTTCGCGGATTAACGTCAGGAACTACGGGATATACAACATTCAGTTTTCGTTGCAGTACAAGAATACGACTAACGATGGTCAAGATGTAGACATCTGGTTCAAGAAGAACAATACTAATGTTGCTGGATCAAATAGCCGATTCCATATGCCAGCTAGAAAAAGCACTGGTGATCCATCTCATCTAATTGCTGCAATGAACTTCTTTTTAGAAATGAATGCTGGTGATTACGTTGAGGTAATGTGGCGGACAACAGATACTGGCGTTTCTCTTGAGCAATATCCAACTAGCTCAAGCCCAGACAGACCATCAATTCCTAGTGCGATTATTACTGCTAGCTATATCGCTCCTTCAGCAACATCTAATGTGTATGTTTCTAGCCAGCAACAAGGTCAAGCAACAATATCGCATTGGTCAAATGATACGGCAGACAAAACCTATGGTTACATTGTGGTGGGCTAATGGAGTTTAGGTACATACCTGTAGACAAACTTAGGGACTGGTGGCCTAGTGTTCGCCCCGGTTTGGACAAAATCAAAACACGAAGCCCGGAGAATTGGATACCAGAAGATGTGTACACAGACTGCTTTAACCAAAAGGCAATGCTGTGGGTAATTTTAGAAAATAATCATTTTGTAGGCTTCTTTATCCTGCAACCTATGGGCGAAACAATGCACCTATGGGCTGCTTGGACGTTAGAAAATAATTATCAAATTGTTGAATCTGGATTAAAATACATAAAAGACATCTGCCGTCAAGGTAATGTCAAATATCTAACTTTCTCTAGTCATCGTCAAGGATGGCAACGTAGGGCGAAACAACTCGGTTTCCGTCCTAAACAATGGATTTGCGAGGTGTAATATGGGTAGCCGAGGCGGGAATCAAACAAGCACAACGACTACGAGCATTGATCCAGACATCAAGCCGTATGTTACCTATGGACTAGAAGAAGGCAAGCGCCTTTATGAGTCTGGTACGCCTACATTCTTCCCCGGTCAGACCTATGTTTCTCCATCTCAGGCTACTCAATCAGCCCTGCAAATGGCTCAGGAACGGGCTATGGCGGGTTCTCCGCTGGTTCGTTCAGCACAGCAAGAGCAATTAGCTACGATTCAAGGACGAGGCGTTAATCCATTCCTAGAGGGTGCTTTGGCTGGCGTTAATCGTCAGGCTCGTGAGCAATTTACGGAAGGTGTCCAAGGTCTTCAGTCTAAGGCTTCCTCGATGGGTCGTTATGGCTCTGCTGCTCAAGCCGAACAAGAAGCTCGCGCTCAAGACGTATTTGCTCGTGCCTTGGCTGAACAGGGTGGTCAATTGGCTTACGGATCGGCTGAAGCTGAACGTGCTAGACAGATGGCTGCTACTCAGGCTGCTCCTCAGATGGCTGCTGCTGACTATTCTGATATTCAAAGACTTCTATCAACAGGTCAGGCACAAGAGCAATATTCCTCAGCCGAACTGCAAGACGCAATTAACCGCTTTAACTTTGAACAGAACTTGCCACAAGCAAAACTTAGTCAATTCGCTAACTTGTTTAGCAGTGTGCCTCAAGGTGGTCAGACTGTTACACAAGCTACGCCATCGGGAGGTAAATAATGGGTGCTGCTGCTACTCCAATGTTGATTGGTTCCGCTATCGGTGGATTAACTAATCGTGATAACCCATTGCAAGGTGCATTGCTTGGTGGCGCTTTAGGTGGCGCTGGTGGTGCATTTATGGGGCAGGGTGGTCTTTCTAATATGTTCTCTTTTGCTGATGATGCTGCTACTGGTGTTTTGCCTAGCGCATTGTCTGGCTCTACTACTGCTGTAACTAATCCTGCATTGGTAACATCTGCGTTACCTACATCTGCAACAAACGTAGGATTCCAAACCGCAGCACAGCAAGCAGCAGCTCAAATGCCGACTAATATTGCTAATGAAGCCGCTAAAGGTGGTTTATTTGCTCCTCCTGCTGGTGGTTTTCAGTCATTAACGGCTGGAATGCCACAACCTTTAACATTTAACCAAGCTACTGCTGCTGGTATGCAAAGACCACTTTCTTTAGGTATGCCCGGTGTAGAAGCATCATCTTTGTATGAACCTACTTTTATGGATAGAGTTGGTTCTGTTGGTCAATATGCCCAACAAAATCCTGTGTTGACAGGTATGGCATTGCAATCGGCACAGCAAATGATGCAGCGTCCTGAAATGCCACCGTCTCCTGTTGCTCAAATTGATCGTAGTCAGATTCAACCAATGGATTACATGAGTCTGCTAAATCCACAGCAAAGCACAGTCCTTAGACCACAACCAATTTCCCTATTAGGGTGATATATGGCAATTACAGATTACATTCCTAATGTCTTTGGTCAAGCGGCTCCTAGCTATCTGCCGGGATTGCTTGGTGCTGAGGAAACTAAGAACTTACAGAATCGCGCTAATATTCAAGGATTGCTAGGTGCTGGTCTTGCACTAGCTCAAGGCATGAGTAATGTTGGGCCACGTCGTTCTGCTGCTGAGAACATCTTAGGTGCATTGGCTGGTGGCTTTGGTGCTGCTGGTGGTGCTTACGAGCAGGGTATTAAGAATTACGTTACACAGCAACAGATTGCACAGACTCAACTTGCACAAACTCAAGCAGCAAATAGGTTAAGAAGCATTGCTGAAGCTAAACGGCTATACCCTGATATTGCGGCATTAGCTGACATTGATCCAAATAAGTTTGCTGAAGAAGTTGCATTGCGCCAAAGAATGCAAGGCTTTACTTTAACTGGAAAAGAAACACCACAAGAACTAGAAGCAAAGGCTAATCAAATATATGCAACAGGTGTTGCTGGATTGAAGCCTTATGGCGATTCTCTTATGGCAAAGTCAAGGCAGTTGGCGATTATGCCTCCTAAAACTGCTGTAGCTCCTGTTGATCAACCTGCTACTGACGCTGCTGCTCAAACAACTATTGACGCAACTAAACCAGCTTTGCCTCCAGTTGAAGATACTGCTCGTCGTGGGAAAGTTGGTCAAATTCAATTTGGTCTTGATTATATTGATAATGAACTTGCAAGGGTCATGAAAGCTGAGCCGACACCAGAAAATATAAATTATCAAAGTTCTTTAAGAGCAAACAGAGAAGTTTTGGCAAAACAGCAAGAACTTTTTTCCGTAATGGAATATGACTTTACTGATTTAAAGGGATTGCCAAGTAAGTATCAAACAGAGGTTAAGCAACTTCAGAAACAAGCTGAAGGCGGAGTTTTAGATAAATCTGGTTTGAATTCTCGTATTGAGAAAATTTATACAAGACTGCAAGAGGATGAAAGAGGTAGAAAACTTGATGGTAATGCAGCAACATTTGCACAAATGAGGTTTGGCGTTACAGATAGGGCGCAACTTACTGGGCCTCAGCTTGCTGAAGTATTGCGTTTTGAAAATGCTCCTAATGCTGACCAGCTTGCTACATTGCAAAGAGCAGCTATTGACACTCAATTTACAACGGGTAGGGCAGCACCAATTCCTTCTGGGAGAGAGCAATTTATTGTTCCGGGTCAAAGCGTTTCTCCGCAGACAGCAGTAGAACAACAAGTAACACCACAAGTTGTTGCTCCGACTCCAGTTGTCCCAACACAAACAGCGCAAGTTCGGACACAAGTGCCACCACAAGTAACTCCGCAAGTTGTTCCACAAACGCAAGTTACGCAAACTGTTGCTCGTGAAAACGCTCCTGCTGAAACAAAGAATCTTTATTCGTACAATAAAAATGCTTTAATAAATAAGTCAGATAGGGATTATTCTCCAGCAAAAAAGCAGATTCTTCTAGAAAAACAAGCTCCATTGCAAAGTGCTGTTACTTACTCACTTACAAGCATTAAAGACGCTCGTGATGCTGCTCAATCATTGAAAAATAATCCTCAATATATTGACGCATTGACTGGCAGGTTCTCTCCTTTGCTTTCTGGAACTGTTGGTGGAGTTGTTGTTAACCAAAATGCAAAAACAGCCAATGATTTGCTGCAAAATATTTTAACAAGGTCTTTTGTTAAAGAAATACAGGCAATGAGACAAGCTAGTCCAACTGGCGCTGCTGTTGGTAGCGTTACAGAAAAAGAAATGGATGCACTTTCTAAAGTTTCTGCTTCTCTTTCGGTTGGAATGAGCAAAGATGAGTTTATTAAACAATTAGATAATTATTTGGCTATTGCAAATAGATCTCTCAAAAATATTCCAACAGAATACTCTAAGACTTATGGATATAACGGTGAATTTGATGAAATATTAACTACGCCCGGAGTAAGCACAACTCGAACATCTGGAAAAACTCAAGTTGAGTTGGAATTGCAGCGTAGAAAGAAAGGCAACCAATAATGGATCTTTCAAAAATTTCTACCAAAGACCTTGAGTACATAAATGCAGGTCAATTAGATAAAGTATCTACTGCTGGCTTAGAGGAATATGCTAGGCAGGAAACTCTTGCGTCTCAACCTAGAAGTTTAGGCCAAGAATTTACTAGAGGCGCGGGGTTGGCTGGTAGGGGTGCTACTCCTGTTGCTGCTGGTGCTGGTCTTGGTTTTATGTTTGGTGGCGCTCCCGGTGCTTTAGCTGGAACAATTGCTTTGCCATTGGCTGAGGTGGGAACACAAGGCTTAAATTTAGTATTGCCAGAAAAGTATCAAATACCATCTCCCGTTGCTGGTGTTGAAAGTCTTTTGACCCGTCTAGGATTCCCTGTTGCTGAAACAACTGGAGAACGTGTTATTCAAGCGGCTGGTGGTGTTCTTCCTTCTACTGCATTTCAAACGGCAACAGCACAGGCACTAAGTAAGACAGCACAAAGCCAGCTAGGTAGAAATATAGCTGGTGAA